AATTTAATAAGTGCTTCTTCAGCATTCTTATAAAAGTCTTCTGTCGAATGATCCCCAATACCAACTGCTTTATTGCCTAATAGTTCAAGAGACAAAAGTGCTTTGGCTTTATCTGCTTCTGCAGACGTACGTAACATTTTTACTAATTTACTCATCTTTATTTTATTAATTCTTTGATTTCTTTGGGCTGTACCCCTATTTGCGATAATATACTAAGTATTTGGTCGTTTTCCAACAAATTTTTGTATTGTTTTGCTTCTTGTTGTGAACATTCCCAATACTCAGATAATAGTTTTAATAATTCGATATTTGGTTGTTTATTTTTTGATTTAATATACTTATTCCATTTATTATTTTTAGGTATAAATTCTTTATAAACATTATAAATCATCCTTTTTTCTTGAGGTGGTAGTTCTTGAACATAATTTACTACTTCAATAAAATCACGATTCATACTCATAAATCTGTGGATCATGTAACTATTAAAAAGCTCCCAGTCTTCATTCGAAAATGACTCAACTGGTGCTTTTTGGTAGTTGATTTGTTTTAACCAATCGAATATGTTTTTCACTATGCAAGCTCATCTTTTAATTCTTCTCTTAATTCTACTGGTATCCCTTCACCTAATATTTTACCATTAGTTGGATCATAGAATACAGGGATAGGCATAATTGCATCTGAATCTGTGCCTGCTACAAATTTAGAGATTTTTCTTAAAATAACTCCTGATTGAAAGACTGATTTACCTTCAGAATTTTTAATACCTTCAGTAGTTTTCAGATCAACATTTAGTTGTGGGTTTCCTTGATTTTTCATTTATTTATTATTTATTATTTGATTAATTAAACTCATTGCATTAATTTCTTTATCTATTCTAAAATTAGCTTTATATTGATGGTCATTTACTAATACCGCTATTGTGCCTATTTTATTAGGCAATATTTTATCAGCATTATCATATAAAAATTTAAATAATTCATCAAAATCATCTACATTAGAATCAGCTATTGTTTGTCTAATACTAACAAAACTTGGTTTTGATTTTTGCAATTCCCCAAGGATAGTAGCTAAATAACTAGAAGATACTAGTAATGAATCGTCTAAATCTAGACTTCCATCTTTACTACTAGATTGAATTGTGTTGAGCATCTTCCTTAAATCAGGGTAGTATTGATTAACTACCTTACCAATGGCAATAGGTTCGAATTTGATGCCCTCCTTTTCACAAATACTAGCTAAATGAACAGCTACTTCCTTTTTAGTGGGGGGAACTACTTTTAAAACTTGACACCTTGATTGTAAGGGGTCGATTATTCTCTCTACGTAATTACAAGTTAAAATAAAACGCGTCGTACGTGAGAAAGTTTCAATAATATTACGGAGTGAAGCTTGCGCCTGAATAGTAAGAAAATCAGCTTCATCCAAAATGACCACTTTAAGTGGTTTAAAAGACATTGTGCTCGCAAATCCCTGTACTTTATCTCTAATCGTTTCAATCCCTCTTTCATCAGAGGCGTTGATATAAAGATAATCGCAATCGAGATTTTTAATACAAAGTTTAGCCAAAGTTGTCTTTCCTGTACCAGCGGGTCCATAGAATAAATAATTTTGAATATCGTTGTTTTCTAATTGTTTAGAAATGGATGCCTTTAATTTAGCATTACCAACATACGTATCTAAAGTTACGGGTCTATATTTTTCGTTTAATAAACTATTGTCCGTATTCGCCATATATTGAGAATAATTTTTCTTTAGGTGCTTCAACTACTATTTCTTCTGCATTAATTGCATATAATGAACTTTGTAATGGTTCTAATCTATAATTACCTTTAAATCCAGTTTTAACCATGTAAGCTTCTAATGTGTCTGTTAATGATTTATGTATAGGACCATTAGGTGCATTTGCAACCAACTGCCACTTATCACCAGGAGGAACTCTCTTGGCGATAAGCACGTTATTTTCTTTTATTTCTATTTTATCGTTCATATTAATAATTTGATAATCCAGCTGCATTTGTAGATGCATCTTGTAATACTCTTAGTTTTTCTTCAATTGACTGTTTATCTTGAGTCAATGTACATTCAGTTAATAATACTGTTCCTGCAACTGATGCGGCATTTAGCAACGCCAATCTACCAACTTTTGTTGGATCAATCACGCCTTTTTCCCTAAAATTAACTGTATCTCCTGAATTAACATCAATACCAGCCCAATGATCATTTCCTGAATTAATTAGTTTATCTGCTAATATTTGTGTTTTAACTTTATCATACCCAGCATTAACTAGTATTTGACTAAATGGTTGAGCACAAGCAGTTTTTACAATATTTGCTCCAATTGAATCAGCATCAATACCGCTAGAAGCATATAATAGAGCACATCCACCTCCAGGTACAATACCTTCATCAAGTGCTGCTTTTGTAGCATGCAATGCATCATCAACTCTATCTTTCTTTTCTAGCATTTCTGTTTCAGTATTTCCACCAACGTGTACAATTGCTACTCCTCCGACGAATTTCGCCAACCTGTTTTGGAGTTGTTCCGTTTCATACGGCGTTCTTGCTTTTTCGATTTGTTGTTGTAATTCTTCAACACGTGCTTCAATTTCATCTGTTCCTCCTTTTCCATCTACTATTGTTGTTTGTTCTTTTGTTATTGTTGCTTTTCTTGCTTCACCAAACCAATCCCAACTGAATTTGTCTAGTTTCATTCCTTTTTGTTTATCAAATACTTTACCACCAGTTGTGATTGCAATATCTTCTAAAACTAATTTACGTCTATCACCAAAATCAGGTGCTTTTACAGCACACACATTAATTGTACCTCTCATTTTATTTACAATCAAAGTTGCTAATGCTTCATTATCAATATCTTCAGCAATAATCAATAATGATTTACCTTGAGATGATACTGCTTCTAAAATTGGTAATAATTCTTTAACAGAATTTAATTTATGATCCATAACTAATACCGCAGGGTTATCTAAAACACATTGCATTGTATTATTATCTGTTACAAAGTAAGGTGATTTAAATCCTCTATCGAATTGCATCCCTTCTACTGTTTCAAGATATGTATCTCCTGTTTTAGATTCTTCAATATGTACTACACCTTCTAAACCAACTTTTTCAATTGCTTGAGAAATTAGTTTTCCAGTTTCTGGGTCGTTATTAGATGATATAGTGGCAATTTGTTCTAATTGTCCTTCTTCAGAAATATCTTCTGATATGTTGTTTCTTAGATTGCTAACAACTTTTTCTACTGTTTTATCAATATCTCTTTTAATTTGAACAGCATTTTCATTATTATTTAAAGCATCTAATCCACTTACTACCATTTCTCTAGCTAATAGTGTTGATGTTGTAGTACCATCACCAGCTTTATCTGCTGTTTTTACAGCTGCTTGTTTAAGTAATAATTGTCCTAAATGTTCTTCAGGATCAGATGTTAGAAATGCTTTTGCTACTGTAACACCATCTTTAGTTGATTGTGGTGCTACAGCTGAACCTTTAAATATAACAACATTTCTACCATTTGGTCCTAATGTTGATACTACTGCATCAGCTAGTTTATTAATACCTTTTAATAAACCTTGTCTTGCTTCTTTTCCGTATTTTACTGTATTTTCCATTAAATGTCTGTTAAATCGTTTATGTCTTGTTTAGTTAATTCTGTCTCTGCTAAAGCATCTTCCACACTTACTGTAGCTTCTACTCTTGCTAAAATATTATTTTCAGGGCCTACATAATATTCTTCACCATTAAATGGTAATTTTGTAAATCCTTGTGTTGGTAATACTACTCTATCACCTACTTTTAATTGTGTTGGGATTTTATCACCTGTTAAGGTAAAATTTCCATCTCCAACTGAAATTACTTCACCAAATGTATTGGTGTCTTTACCCATATCAGGAACAATAATATTCCCGTATGTTTCTTCTTCAGCCTCTATAGGCTTAACGATACATGCGTTATATAACGCTACTAACTTGCTCATTTATAAATTGTTTAAGGTTTAATTCTATTGTTTTATATTGATTTAATAATTCATCTAAAGATCTAGTCTCTTTATCATGTTTAAGGTTTTCAGAAATAGCAAATAATGCTTGTCCTAAATTACTATGAAATGTTAATGCTTTGTCATAGGACTTTGCTGATGTGCCCTTACTTCTAAAGTGATTAGTATTTTTTTGTATAGTTTGGTTAACGGTGCAACAATTCTCATCGATTGTTACAAAATAAGGTTCCAATAAAGGATCCTTAATTACTGTGTGTGATTTTGCTTTTCTAGCCATATAACTTATTATTTTTCGTTGACGTAAATATACGAAATAGGATGCGCTAGGACACGCTTTTTTTAATATAACTTTATTTTATTTTAATTGACTTTGGTTTAGCTTCCTCAGCTAATGGTATAAAAATTTCTAATAAACCATTTGTTAAAGCTGCATCAATTTGAGTTAAATCAAATTTTGGTGCAATTTTATATCTTAAATCAAATGATTTTTTAGACAAACCATTATGAATCATTCCTTTATGAAATTCTTCATTTTCTGGTTTAGTATAACTAATTTTTAAA